CAGGCACAGCTCGTTATGGCACTACCTATACTATTGCTTTTAGTATGGAGACTGCTGCGGATTTACAGCCGTGCGTTAATTCAAAACCTGATATCATCGCTGATTACAGTGCGCCGCCTACTACATTTGATATAACTACTTTACATGCTACGTTATTAGGTAAGACTACAGCTAACGTTAGTATAAACTCAGTGTCTAGGTTGATTAGTTATGGCTCTGACTTAAGCTGGCATGGGGGCTACACTCAATACTTCGTAAGTACTCCTAACAGTCTTTCTGTCCAGTTACTTTGTAAGACAGTAACTAGTACGGACATGTCAGTTTATCCCTACTCTATAACGTTTGGCAACTCCCAGACTTTTAGATACTCAGATGGCGGCGCGCTATTTTATTTTAGAGACAGTGCCGGTAACTGGGCGTTGTGGCAGCCTTTAACAAAAGAACAATTCGGCAATGGTACTCTTAGAACTATTATTGCTAAAATGCCAGATCAAACATTTGTTGACTCTGGTGGTATTATTGATTGGTCAGACATTGTTGTCACAGGGCAGGGTCAGGACGTTGTATCCACTAGCGTATCTACGCAGAGGTGGAATGTTGCATGTGAGGCTGTGATGACTCCTGCGCTAATTACAGGAGGCATGGCAAGTAGCCCTACGTCCCCTAAACTTATTGCAGACAGCTTTGGCAGTGGTGTTAGTATATACCGCTCTAGCTCTCAGGGTATAGGACAAGATCTGATAGCCACCAGTGTTGAGTTAGGCGACCTAGTAACAAAGACACACTTCATAGGCTCTTTGGATTCTACATCATACCCTGCCAACAACAGCGATTCTTTATTGGGATATAAATGCGAAGCAGGTTCTCACTCATTCCTTATAAAAGCCAGTGATGAAGATACTTTAGATTTTAGATCTTGGATTCTACGATCTCCTGATAAACAAGATTTCATAGTTGACCCTCTATCTAGTATAAGTGCTACGTACTTAACTAATTCGTGGATTGTAAGTGGTTACGATGTTACGTGGAAAACAGGAGTTTCTTGTAATGGCGCTAACTTTGTAGTTTGTGGTGTTATTGATATAAAAGGTGCTGAGTTTTTAAATGGAACTGTTTCCGATAGTATAAGTACCACACATGCCATGACTGCTTCCGATGGAGCTTCCGTAGGATATGACTTTGAGAAAGGATCAGAGACTTATGCTATAGAGTTATCTAGTGTAGGAGGTACTTATGATTTAACAGGCTCTACGTTCAGTGGTTATACTACTATTTTAAATGTAACTGCTGCCACAGGCACGACAACTATCACTCTGGCAGAAGGGCAGACTGTGCCTAGTTATGACACAGCAGGTGCTACAGTAGTTTTTGTTTTTCCAATACTTTTATCGGACGTGTCTGTAACGAACATAGTAGTGGGTTCACGTTTAAGAATACTAAATGTAACCACAGGCAGTGAGATTTTAAATACTGTAGTGACATCTTCTGACTACTCAGATACTTATATAGAAGGTACTACATATACCACAGGGGATTTAGTAGAAGTTACAATAACATACCAAGCAGGTCTAGTAGCAAAATTAGGCTTTAAGCAGAGTGTTATCGTAGGCTCTAACGGTTGGAGTGTTCTTGCAGAACAACAAGATGATACTGTCTATACCTTGAACAATATAGATGGCTCTACAGTGACTAACTTTACTGCGGATTATGTAAATGATGAAATAGATATTATTACTGCTGTCGATTATGAAGGAATAGCTTTGTATGCTAGGTATGTATTCTTTACTACTACAGAGGATGGGATAAGAGACTTCTTTGGGGGTATTGTAGCCATGGATGCCGCAAACTATTATAACGATATAAATATAGTTAACCTGTTCTTAAATAATAATACAAGTACCAACCTTAAGCAAACTGATAATGTAAGGTACTATAAATCGGATGGTTCCTACCCTGTTAAAAACCCCACTACAGGTGGAGGTGGTATAGATATTGTATGGAGGGATAGGGTATATGTAGCTGAGACAGGTATTAGCGGGTTAACTCCCACTGAAAGCGCACAACTTCAGTACCTTATAGATAACTATGATAACCCAACATATTTCTTTGGGGAAGATGGTACTACAAGGGTGGAGCAACCAGACTGCTTTTATATATCATTAAGAAGTTTAGATTCTCTTACAGAGATTAAAAGAATATCTACTGTAGATTCAGACAATAACCCTATACGCCTAGCAGACTCTACGGGATATATACTAGCATGATATTACCCCCTTGTTTAAATAATGCAACAGTGTGGCGAGTTGATAAATACCCTACATCTGCTGGAGAACTATTCGCAGAACTTGTCATACAAGATGTGGTTGTAGAATATGTAGAAACCGATGCTATAGCAGAGCAACAAGATAATGACTTCCTAGTTGAAATGGAAGATACACAAATAGAAGTGGAAATAGGAGAAATAGATGTCATCGTTGATACCTGTTGTGATAGCTAGAACAAGCACATGTTCTTATACACTTGGAATTAAAGATAGTGATGGTGTTATTATCACAGACTTAACAGAATGGACTTGTAACATCCAATTAAGAAACAAAAGGACGGGTGTGTTATCAGGGACGGTAGACAGGGAAGTCACTTTAAAGAATACAGCAGAAGATAGATTCTTAGTTATATTATCCTCCTCAGATACAGATATAAGTCCAGACGACTATACACTAGGTGCAGAGTTTAATAACTCCACTACATCTGAGAGAAAAGAGTTGAAGCCTCCTATAGAGATAACAATTACTGAAGGATATGTAAGATGACTATTGAGAGAGATGAGAAGGGTAGGATTAAGAAAGGTACTAGCGGTAATCCAGCAGGTAGGAAAGAAGGTACTACTAATAAGAGGATGACCAATAAGCAAGTACAAGATTATATTGGAAAGAGAAAAGGTCACTACTTCAAGATGATTGAGGAGTTAGCATATACAGCTATGAAGCCTCATGTAGATGAAGTAGATGAGAAGACAGGTGAAGTTAAGAAAGTGATGAATATGGCTTTCGATCCTAAGTTGAGCTTCACTTGCTTTAAAGAGTTAATTGGTATTGATATTCAAGTTGATATATTTGAATACAAGAAGATGCAAGATAAGAAGAAGGTAGGTGGAGGTGGTAGCTCTGGTAAAGAAGATAAAGAAGATGATCACTCTACTCCAGTTATCTCTATGTTTAAATAAATAATAAAAGAGTAGCTATGTTAAATATTGATCCCCAGCCTCACCAAAAAGCGTTCTTGGAATGTAATGGAACAGAAGATAAAGACCCTATCAGGATAGTGTTCTTTGGTGGTGGTGCTGGCGGCGGTAAAACATGGTCTATTCTAGTTGATAATCTTTTTGGTGTACATGACCCAGACTACTTTAGTGTGTTCTTCAGGTCAACCAATAATGAGTTAGAAACTAACCTTTGGCCTGCTGCTAAGAAGATGTACTGGGATTTACTATTCTCAGATGTTGAAGGTAAGAAGCCTAAAGGTAAGGCACACATAAATGAGCAGACAAAGACTATCACTTTCCCGTCAGGTGCAAAGTCTAAATTCTCTTACTTGGAATACGATAAACACGCCGACAGTTGGTATGGTGCTGAACTTTGTAAGATCTATATAGATGAACTACAAATGCACAGTGAGTATGCCTTTACTGTACTTAGATCAAGAAACCGTTCAGTAGCTAAAGTACCTAAAGGTATGAGGTTTACATTAAACCCAGACCCTCAACACTGGATGTTCGAGTGGATAGAGCCTTTCCTACTGACAGATGGTAGTGGGTTGCCAAACCCAGAACATGCAGGCAGAACTAGACATTACCTAATTATAACAGGAAAGTTAATAACATCTTGGGATAAAGAAGAGTTAATAGATTTACATGGTAAGGTTCCTCAGACTTACACATATATACCAGCAACACTTAAAGATAATAAAGTATTACAAGAGATGGATCCTGAGTACTTCGCAGTGTTGGACTCAATGCCAGAAGATAAGCGCAACGCCTTATTACTGGGAGCTTGGGTAGACTCTGCTGATTCTGGAGTATACTGGAAAAGAGAATGGCTTGAACAAGCACACTGTTTACCTACAGGCGACTTACAAACTATCAGAGCTTATGACTTAGCAGGTACATTACCAAGTCCTAATTATAGGTCGCCAGATTACACAGTTAGTATTAAAATGTCCAGATGTCCAGAGGGTAAGTACTATATGTGGGGAGACTACATACCAGACTTCACAGATGAAGGTACTTACATATATGGACGTATGAGAAGAACATATGCAGATAGAGATGAAATAATGCTCTCTCAAGCTATACACGATGGGGTAGAGGTACATTTGATACTCCCAGAAGATACGGCCTCTGCTGGTAAGGAGGTTTTTGCATCTAAAGTGGAGTACTTCTTAGCAGAGGGTTTCATAGTTAAAAAGGATGTAGCAGTTTCTAACCACAAGAAGCTCACAAAAGCAGAGCCTTTCTTCCAAGCGTGTGGTATAGGTCATGTTTACATAATAGAGAATACCTTTACACCAGAGACTCTGGCTTGGTTATATGGAGAGTTGGAGAGGTTCGTAGGGGATAGGTCAGGTAATACATCCCTATCTAAAGATGATGCAGTGGATATGTGCGCTACTGCATACAACTATTTATCTAGAAATAAAACTATAAAGACTCCTGTATATAGAAGTCTATCTAATTATAAAACACTAGCATCTTCTCTATTAACTTCGAGAAGACTATAAAAAAAAGGAAAATACATTGAAACCAATCGTAAAGCAAGAAAGTGAAGGTAAGTTAGTAATCATACAACGTGGCGTAGGGTTTAAGGTTGAAGGTTTATTCTTCCAAGCCATACAAGAAGCTATCCTCGATGGTTACAAACTCCCTAAGAGTCCTGAACTATTAGATGACTTCTCCTTTAGAAATTATCAAGGAATGGCAACAGGCAAATGTGTTTTGTTTGCAGAAGGTAAAGACCCTTCAGATGCAAAGCCAAAGCCAGAAGTAGTTGCTCCAGTGGTCGAACCTGTAGTTGTAAAAGAAGAGCCAATTGTTGCTGAACCAGAAAAAGAAGTTGTAGCAGAAGTAGTTGCTCCTATTAAAGAAAATAAGAAAGCAGGTCGCCCCTCTAAGAAGAATACATAAATAGGTACTTTAAATGTCTGAGAATATTGATAAAGCAGAGGCTATTCCTGTTGCAGACTTATCTAGGCTACCTAAAGAAGCAGGACAACCCTACATAGTAGAAGGCTTCTCTCTTATAAAAGAACAGAAGAAATTAGAGTTGCACCCTGCTAACCTCCCTTGTACGTTTAAAGAGATGTTAAATGATGCTGATGTGGCAGATGCCTTAGATAGTATCTTGGTTAAAGCTCTACCAGCCTTAGAGAAAGGCAAGGTTAAGTTTAAAGGTACTAACACTATCTCCAAAGACAGTGCAGACTTATTAAACTACGCTATTAGGAATATGTCTCAAGGCACTTGGTTAGAGGCTATGCAAAACGCTGTAACTTGTCTAGTACATGGCTACGCTTTAATAAACCCAGTTTTAGAATATAGAACTTATGGTAAATATAAGAATAGCGTTGTATTAAAGAAGTTAGCACCTAGAACACAGTCTAGTGTATATGGGTGGGTTTGGGACAACAAAGGCAGAGACTTGAAAGGTGTTATTCAGAAGCCTATGAAGTTAGCTAGTAGGACTGCCAAGTTAGGTAACTACTCCTCAGACAAGATAAACTATTCTGCTGTAGCACAAGGTTTTTATAAAGATAGTAAATACACTTTTATAAAGTCTAGTAGGTTGTTACATTTTAGGTTTAACCCAGTAGATAATAGTCCACAAGGTTATAGCCCACTCTTTAGTTGTTATGATGCTTATGCAGAAAAGAAACTAATAGAGCAGTATGAGATAGTAGGAGCAAGCAAGGATTTAGGCGGTATTGGTCAAGTTGACATGCCAATGGATATGATGCTCAAAGCTACTGACCCAGAGAACTTCCCAGCAGAAGCAGCAGCCTATGCTACATTACTTGATACAGCCGCAGGTGTACAGAACGCTGAAGGTAATCTGATTGTAGTGGCTAGTGATGTTGACCCCAATACTAAGCAAAGGTTATACGACTTTAGAGTTAAGGGTTTAGATGGAGGAGGTAAGCAATATAAAACCTCTGAAATCATTGAGATCAAACGTAAGAGTATCTACAACGTCTTTGGTGCAGCCTTTAAGATATTAGGTCAAAGTGGACATGGCTCTAACGCCTTATCCTCTAACCAAATGTCTACACATGATTACTACGTTCAACGTTTGATTATGTGGATAACAGATGTGATAAACACTCAACTACTTCCAATGATATTACAAGCTAATAACATAGAAGTTGATTGGGATGATATGCCCTACTTTGAAGCAGACGATCCTACTAAAGCTGATGCTGAAGTGTTAGGCAAGTTAGCTAATAGGTTAGCTAGTTCTGGTTTGATGACTCAAGCAGTACATAGAAAGTTGCTTGAAAATATGGAACTACCCACTGAAGGTATAGAAGATATCGACTACGAAGCCTTAAGAACAGGTGGAGGTTCAGAGGGATCTGGCAATGGTGCTACACAGAAAGAGGGTGGTGGTAGTGATACTAATAACGAGAATGCTTCATAGGAAATAATATGAACTTAAAAGATTTATTCACCAAACCAGATGCAGTAAGTATTACTAAGAATACTGCACAAGATAAAGTAAGGCTAATCAGAGATGCTATTGAGTATGTATTTGAAGTCAAGGGTTATAAAGAGTGGGCTTATTATGAAGATCACGATGAAAGTTATATCTACTTTACATTATGGTATGAACCTAAAGAGAAATACAGCCAGTTTAAGATAGCTTACACATACAATGATCATATAGTTAGTCTTATTGAAGATGAAGCTAGTTTTGTTACCAAACTAACAGAATGGAAAGATGTACCCGCAGAAGAATCTGATGTTGAGAAGTCTATACTTAAAGTGCTTAAAAGCTTCTTTAGTAAAGAGACACCAGTCGAGATTATCAAGGCTTTTGATGATGAACAGATGATATCTGTAGAACCTGTCTGGCGACCTGCTGGAGAAGTGGATCTTCACGGAGATACTATTTCCCTAGAAGAAATAAGAAAAGCTGTAGACAATATTAACATGAAGATTGACAAGGGTACGCTACAAGCTGGCTTATTCCACGGGCATAAAACCAACACCTTTACTTGGCAACGTGCTTGGGTGCAGGAAGTAGATGCTACATTAGAGGATACATTTGTTAAAGCAGGTACCCCCCTAATATCAGCCAAGTGGAGTAACAAGGGAGCTTGGGAAGATAAGAAATCTGGGGTACTAGGCGCACCCTCTTTTGGAGCTAAAGGTATTAAAGTGGAGATGGAAGATGAGTGAATCAAACGGTAAAGCAAAGGCGAGTCTTTATGACTTAGATATATCTGAAATATCAATGACAGATGAATCTCAAGGTTTTGCAGCATCAGGTATGGAAACTATTCTATATAAGAATAGAGAGACATGTAAAGAAGATTTAACTAAAGAACAATTAGCCTTACTAGAAAAGTATGGCGAAGAATTTACTCCGTTGCAAAAGCAACTTAGTGATACCAACTCCCTCTCCTCTGTCAAGAGTGATGCAGGGGAAGACAACTTGACAAAAGGAAACGAAATGTCAGAAGATAAAATTGCTTTGCAAAAAGCTTTAGATGAAATTGCAGTTCTTAAACAAGAAAAGCAAGACGTAGAGACTAAGCAACTAGAGTCGGACATTGAGAAGTATCAATTCTCTGAATCTGAAGCTGTAGTCAAAGCCCTACAAGGTGTAGAAGTGTTAGAGCGTGAAGTTCTAATTAAAGCATTTGGAGATATCTTTGCAGCTAAAGAAGTTATCACTAAGTCTTTAGAACTTAAGACAGATGTTGACGCACAACATGCAGAGGTAGGTGCAGATGGAGAAGCTGAGATTGAGAAAGCAGTAGATCCTAAAGATTTGAATGCACAACTTAAAGAATTAAACAAGGAGAATAAATAATGCCAACAGTTTCTACAAGCAGAAAACTATTAACTACTTTGATTGCAGCAGAAGATAGTTTTGCGATGGATAATGCAATTGACTTTAACTATGCAACAGTAGACGTAGGTGCATCAGGTTCAGTAGACAATATTGGCGTTGCTATGATTTGGAATAATGCCACATCAGAGTTTGAGCCTTACGTAGCACAAGTTATTGCAACAGTTATTGCAACAGGTGGATCACCACTTAAAGATGGCTCTGTCATTGCTCTAAGTGTTGGTAACTATCAAGGTAAAGGCTTCAACGACGAAGACACTGATCTAGGCGGCACTGCTCCTAAGATGACTGTTTTGTATCGCGGCGATGCTGCTG